TGTGTTTATATCCGAAACTGATAAAAAACAGGAAATATGTAGCCAATAAAAAAAACAAGGGGGTAATACCCCCTATTGGCGATAAGAGGGTGCTATATGTACCCGTAGGGTGTGGAAGATGTATGGAATGTAAAAAGCAGAAAGCGAGAAATTGGCAAGTAAGATTACAAGAGGACTTAAGAAAGAATAAAAATGCAAAATTCGTAACGTATACGTTTAGCGAAGTTGAGTTGCAGAAGTTAGATAATGAAATAAAAGGTATCAAGGGATACGATAGAGATAATGAAATATGCAGATTAGCAGTAAGAAGGTATACAGAGCGTTGGAGAAAGAAGTATGGAAAGACGTTGAGGCATTGGTTAGTAACAGAGCTAGGGCATCAGAAAACGGAGCGAGTGCATATGCATGGTATTGTATGGACAGAGAAAACGGAGGACATAAAGAAGATATGGAGTTATGGGAAGGTATGGATTGGAGAATATGTAAATGCGAAAACGATAAACTATATTGTGAAGTATGTGAATAAGGTAGATGAGAAGCATAAGGAGTATAATAGTAAGATATATGCAAGTAAAGGTATAGGTGGAAATTATATGGAGAGAAGAGATTTCAGTAGAAATAAGTATAAAGGAGATAAAACGATAGAAACGTATAAAACAAGGGAAGGTGTGGAGATAGCGTTGCCGATATATTATCGGAACAAGCGGTATAGTGATGAAGAAAAAGAGTCGTTATGGCTAAAAAAATTAGATGAAGAAGTGAGATACGTAAATGGTATAAAAGTAAGTATAAAGGAAGGAGAAGAAGAATATTATAAATTACTAAAACAGGAACGTATGAAAAATAAGAGATTAGGGTATGGAAACGACGAAAAAAACTGGGAGTTGAAGAAGTATGAGAATGAAAGAAGAAACTTAAAAAAGTTGGAAAGAATAAAAAAACTCTATGGAGTTTGACTATTATGAAGCAACAAATGTAAAATTTGATCCTTATAATAGTGATGATGAAGCAAGATTAGGAAAATTGGAAAAAAAAGTGTAGGTTAGTACCCCCGCTAGGGGAGGGATAGATAGAGAAAAATTATTTTACATACTATAAATTATAGGACAAAAGTAAAATAAGAAGGGAATCAGAGAGTAAAACGATAGAGATAAGTGATTGCAAAACAGTGAGATAACTAAAAACTATGGGAAAATCTAGAGAACAATTCGAACAAAGGTTAAAATGGAGAAAAGACATCATGTGGATGACGAAAAGTCAGTACGTGGATGTGGAAACGGGAGAAATCATAATAAAAGAAAGAATTAAAAATGGTGAATATTATAAATTTAAACAACAAATAAATTATGAAAACGAAGGAAACAAAAGGATTAAAACAATTACAAGTGAATGCCGAAGAAGTAGTCAGCAAAGACTCTTCGGAGACAATTAAAAGAGAAGATGTAAAAGACAGCCCTTTTACGATAATAACAATAGAAGGAAAAAGCTTCGGTACAATGGGCGAATATAGATTGACCGAAGAAGGAAATATAAAAGATATAAGAAAACAGCTAAAAACGATTACATGGAATCGGATAATACAAGTAGTGATGCTGTTAGAAGAGATGAAAAATAACTTAAAAACAAATAAAAAATGAAAACAGAAATTGGAGGCGATCGCTTAGGATCGGGAAACAAAGAGGCAGTAAGCCTAAAAAATTACAGTAGAAGTACGCATGATCTGGGGTACATATGGAGAAGTAGCATGAGTAGTGGAACATTAGTACCGTTTATGAGTGAAGTAGCGCTACCAGGGGATTCCTTTGACATCGACTTAGACGTAGATGTAAAGACGTTACCAACAGTGGGTCCACTGTTTGGAAGCTACAAAGTACAGTTAGATGTGTTCCAGTGCCCAGTACGATTGTACCAGGGAAAATTACATATGAATATGTTAAACATAGGAATGGATATGAGTCAAATATTATTGCCACAGATGAGAATGTATAGTTACTATGATGAAAATAAAGGAGATAACCAACAATTAAATAGTAGTAGTCTATATAGTTATTTAAATGTAAGAGGTTTAGGTAGAACAAGTGGAGCAGATGAATACCAAAGAAGATTATTTAATGCGATACCATATCTGGGATATTGGGATATATATAAAAATTACTATGCAAATAAACAAGAAGAACGCGGATATGTAATACACGCAAGCGAATGGGAAAATGGTTGGGATACGTATAGTGCAGAAGTACAATCATTAGGAGTAACATATGATGTTTTAGATACAGAAGAAGCAGTAAATACGGGTGCATTTAGTGGATTAGAGTTAGTGATAGTAGGAAAATGGCAGGCAAATGATGTGCCACAGAATGGAGAGCCAAATCTAGATGAAATAATGTTAAAAGTAGATAGTCTATTAGTACCAATAACAACATTGTTTGGAAGTGTAATATATGAAAATACAGAGCCAGAGGGAAATATAACAATAACGTGTACAGAATGGCAAAGTGTACAAGCAGCAGCAACAGATATAGAATATGTAAATCAAACGATAAATAATACAATAGAAGTAACAGAAGGAAGACCGCAACTGACAGAATTTCCGTTGGAAAATATAGATAACATGAGAATGGATATTCTAGAAGCGGTACGAGATACAACAGCGTTTGAAATAGACAGAAATAGTGAGGCACCCTATGGTTTAGGGTTAGGCTGGGATGGTAATAATATAGGTGATATAGCATTAGGTACAGCAAAATTCTTTAAGCTAGCAAGTCAGGAGGGTCTAGGAATTAAAACATATCAAAGTGATTTGTTTAATAATTGGATAAGTACAGAATGGATAGATGGAAGTAATGGTATTAATGAAGTAACAGCAGTAAGCACTGCAGGAAATGAGTTTACGATAGACTCGTTAAACTTAGCAAATAAAGTATATAACATGTTAAATCGAATTGCGATAAGTGGTGGTAGTTATGATGACTGGCTAGATGCAGTATATACACATGAAAGAAGCAAAAGCTGTGAAAACCCTATGTATATGGGAAGTCTAATAAAAGAATTAGGATTCGAAGAAGTAGTAAGCGTAGCTGATACAGAAGTAGGTGGAGAAGAGCAACCGTTAGGAACGTTGGCAGGACGTGGAAGATTGACAGGTAAGAACAAAGGTGGTAAAATTAAAGTAAAAGTAGATGAGCCGAGTTATATAATCGGACTCGTGAGCTTAACACCTAGAATAGATTACAGTCAAGGTAATAAATGGGATACAAATCTTAAAACAATGAACGACTTGCATAAACCCCAACTTGATGAAATAGGCTATCAGGACTTAATAACAGATCAGATGGCATGGTTTGATACGCAAACAGGTGTTGGAGGAAATGTAACATATAGTACAGCTGGTAAACAACCAGCATGGATTAACTATATGACAAATGTAAATCAAACAAGAGGAAACTTCGCAGAAGAAAATCAAGAAATGTTTATGACGTTAAATCGAAGATATGAAAAAGGACTAACAGGAATACAAGATCTGACGACCTATGTAGATCCAAGTAAGTATAATAACATATTTGCGCAGACAAGTCTGGATAGTCAAAATTTCTGGGTACAAATTAGTAATAAAATAACAGCGCGAAGAAAAATGAGTGCTAAAGTAATACCAAATTTATAAGAAAATGGCATATAAGTATAAGAAAGCAGTAAAGAGTCAGCTTAAAAGTGTTGAAGTATTGGAGGGAGAACCAATTGAGCTGAAGATCGAAAGAATAGTAAGTAATAAAGAACCAATAACGGATGGAGCACCGAGTATATTCTCGGAGCGAAAAGAAGGTGTAATAAGTGCGTATAATATTAGAACGGACAGGTGGGAAATCGCAAGTGAAGCGATGGATAAAGTAAGCGGAAGCGTACAAGCTAAAAGAGATGCAAAAGGATCAATTAAAGCAGAAGAGGTGAAAGTAGTGAAACTAGAGGTAGATAGCGGAGCTAAGTCAACAGAAGGTACAAAGGAGGCTTAATTAAAATGGGGGAGTAAAATCCCCCTTTTATAAAAGCAGGTGGTACGCATCTGTTCTTATATATCAAGGGAATAAGAATCGCTTTAGGAAAGCGCGAAAAAATAGAAATTATGAAATATGAAACATTCAAAGAATGGTATAAAGAAGTAATGGTAAAGTATGCAACAAATGAGGAGTATGCAAGATATATTAACAAGTTAAATAAAGAAGAATAATGGGATTATTAGGAATGTTAGGAGGATTTGCAACGGGAACGTATGAAACAGACAGAGCAAATAAACAAGAAAAAGGTATGGCTGAACAGCAATACCAAAATCAACGAAAATTAAATGAGCAGGGACATGGATTACAAATGGACATGTGGAATAAAACAAATTATGGAGCACAGCTAAAACATATGAAAGACGCGGGATTAAACCCAGCGTTAATGTATGGAATGGGTGGTGGCGGTGGCGCCACAACGGGTAGTCAAGGAGGAGGAAGTGCAGCTAAAGGAAATGCACAAAAACAAATGGGTATAGAAAGTGCGATGGCACAATCTCAAATGAAGTTAAATGATAATTTAGGAAAGAAGGCACAAAAGGAAGGAGATTTAGCACAATCTAAATCAGATGATATCAGAGGAGTAAAAGGCACACAAGGTGCACAAGTAATAGCAGAAAGCATAACTAGACAAGAAGGAATTGATGCAAGTAAAGCAAAAGCAATACAAGAAACATTAAATCTAAAAACAATAGATGAATGGAATAAAGTGAAAAAGGGACTAGATGAGTTAAAAGAAAGTAAAAAAGTGACAGGGAGTCAAATAACGGATTTACTGAGTAACTTAGGGTTAGACCCAGTAAATAATAGTGAGGATAGAGAAAAGTTCCAAATGGCGGTAGGATTATTATTTGGTGCGTCAGTAGCACAAAAATTAGTAAGCGCATTAGGAGTAAAAGGTATAATGAAAAAATAATGTGTTTATATCCGAAACTGATAAAAAACAGGAAATATGTAGCCAATAAAAAAAATAAGGGGGTAATACCCCCTATTGGCGATAAGAGGGTGCTGTATGTACCCGTAGGGTGTGGAAGATGTATGGAATGTAAAAAGCAGAAAGCAAGAAATTGGCAAGTAAGATTACAAGAAGACTTAAGAAAAAATAAAAATGCAAAATTCGTAACGTATACGTTTAGCGAAGTTGAGTTGCAAAAATTAGATAATGAAATAAAAGGTATCAAGGGATACGATAGAGATAATGAGATATGCAGATTAGCAGTAAGAAGGTATACAGAGCGATGGAGAAAGAAGTATGGAAAGACGTTGAGGCATTGGTTAGTAACAGAGCTAGGGCATCAGAAAACGGAGCGAGTGCATATGCATGGTATTGTATGGACAGAGAAAACGGAGGACATAAAGAAGATAT